CCTTCCAGCGTTGTCCAGGCCGGCCCCGCCTCAAGTAACAGAAACGATGCCGCCGCTGATGAACAGCTGTGGGCAGAGGAGCTGCTTGCATACCAGAAGTTTCAGAGCGGCAAGGAAAAGCTCGATCTGCAGGCGGCTCAGACCAGCCAAAGAACCTGGCAGACCCTGATGCAGCCGATCCAGCGAGCCTTCGATACCTCGATCACCGGCATGATATTGGGTACGACGACGTTGCAGAAGGCCGTGGGTAATATCGCGCAGTCGATACTTGCCGAATTCGTCAACCTGGGCGTCAAGATGGCGACTAATTGGCTCGCCAGTGAGCTCGCCATGACAACTGCAACCGAGGCCGGTGCTGCGGCTCGCACCGCGGCCGACAGCGAAGGAATGGCGGCCGGACTGGCGATCAAGGCCGCAAATGCTATCAAAAGCATCGTAACCGATTCAGCGCAGGCATTCTCGGGCATTTTCGCATTCCTGGCTCCGATAATGGGGCCGGCCGCGGCTGGACCTGCCGCGGCGGGGGAAGCCACCGTAATGGCAGCCGCCAGCGGGATTGCCTCTGCGGCGGGTGGCTGGATGGTTCCGTCCGATCAACTCGCTATGGTGCACCAGAACGAAATGATCCTGCCAGCGAATATCAGCCAGGGCCTTCAGAACATGATCGCCGCAAACGGCGGAGCCGGCGCGGGTGCGGTCGTGGTCAATGTTTCAGCGATCGACAGTCAAGACGTAAAGCGCTTTTTCCAGAGCAATGGAAGCCTTCTCGTAAATGCGGTCAACAAGGCGATGCGCAACGGCTCAATGCTGCGGACGGCGTGATGGCGCTGATTTTTCCAGCGTTGCCCGGGCTCGCCTGGAACGTCACCAAAACTCCAACGTTTCAGACGCGCATCCAGCGCGCGGTATCCGGGCGCGAATTGCGGGCGCTCGACTACCCTTATCCCCTGTGGCAATTTGCACTGGTCTACGATTTTCTGCGCGACGATCCGGCAGTTGGCTACGACGAGCTGAGGACCCTGCTTGGGTTTTTTATGCTCTGCCAGGGAGGGTTCGGCACATTCCTGTTTCGGGACCCTAGCGACTGCCAAGTCGCCGGACAGCAGATCGGCATCGGGGATGCGAGCACTTCCGCCTTTCAGCTTCAGCGCGCAATGGGTGCGAGCCTGCCAGGCGGCGGCTTTTTGGAACCGATCGTCGCGCCGAATGTCGTACGTGGGATCTACTTCAACGGGATTACGCAGGATCCGGCGGCCTACAGCGTCGACCCGAGCACCGGGCGGGTGACATTCGAAACTCCTCCCAGTAGCGAGCTGAGCATCACCGCTGACTTCACTTATTACTTTCGCTGTAGATTCATTGACGACAAATACGATTTCGAGAATTTCATGTATCGGCTGTGGCAAGTGAAGAAATTGACTTTCATATCGGTACGGTCATGAAAGAGGCCAGCTCCGCCCTGATCGCGCTCCTCTCGAGCACCGACCAGTTCATCATGGCGGACCTTTACACTATCACGCTCGTCGGCGGGTCGGTGCTACGCTATTCGGCGGCGCCGACGGCGCTCTTCGCAAATGGCTACATCTTTGCGCTCGGCCCTAAATTCGAGCGCTCCAAAACCAAGATTGTTATCGGCACCCAGGTCGACGAGCTCGAAGTCAATATCTACACCGAGCCGACAGATCTAGTCGGTGGGGTGCCTTTTCTGCAGGCGGCCTGGCAGGGGCAGCTCGACGGCGCACTTCTGCAGCTCGAACGTGCGTTCATGCCGACTTATGGCGACACGAGCCCGGGAACCGTCATCCTCTTCGCCGGGCGTATTTCGGATATCGATTGCACCCGTACTGGCATCGATCTCAAATGCCGCTCGCATCTGGAGCTGCTGAATATCCAGATGCCGCGCCGGCTGTGGCAGTCGTCTTGCACTCACACCTTGGGCGATGCGATGTGCCAGTTCGACCGGTCCAGCATGCAGACAACATTTTCGGCCGGCGCAGGCTCAAGCGAGGCTCAAATCGCGACCTCCGTCAGTCCACCTTCGCCAAACCTGTATGTCCAAGGAACCATAATTGGCGTGACGGGAGCAAATGCCGGATCGAGCCGCACTGTCGCAACCATGGCTGGCGGTTGGGTTTATGTGAGACTGGCATTTCTCTCGCCCATCCTGGCGGGCGACCAATTCCAACTGCTCCCAGGTTGTGACCGCACACTTTCGACCTGCACGAATGTCTTAAATAACGTGATTCACTTCGGCGGCTTTCCCTACATCCCGACGCCGGAGACCGCGGTATGAGCCAACGCCAGCGGGTAGTCGCCGAGGCTGAAACCTGGCTGCGGACACCTTATCACCACATGGGCCGGATCAAAGGTGGCGGCACCGATTGTTTGATGCTGCTCGCAGAGGTCTATGAGGCAGCGGGTGTGACACCACGTGTCGATGTGCCCTTTTATCCTCCCGACTGGAACCTGCATCGCGACGCGGAGCGCTATCTCCAGGGATTGATGCGTTACGCGCGCGAGATTGGCGGACCACCTCACAGCGGTGATGTGGCAGTCTTCAAGTTTGGCCGTTGCTTCGCGCACGGCGCGATCGTCGTCTCCTGGCCACGGGTGATACATGCCTGGTGCGACGCGGGGGTCGTCTTTGCCGATAGTGGCCAGCCGCCGCTAATCGAGCGTCCTGTACGATTTTTTGACCCTTTTCCAGTACCCCGGTTCTGACCGTCAGCCATGGGCGGGATCCTGAGCGGCGCCTCGAATGCCAAGCAGCAAAAGGCGGTCGGCGCGCTGCAGTTTCAAACATCACAGCAAGGCGGGACGATCCCGCTTGTCTATGGAACCACTCGGGTAACCCCAAACCTGATCGACTACGACGATTTCATGGCGACGCCTTCGCATCAGGGAGGCTCGGGCAAGGGCGGCGGTGGAGGAAAAGGAGGCGGGCAACAATACAAATACAGTGCGTCCGTAATCATGGGCCTGTGCCAAGGGCCGATTGCCGGCATTGCTACCGTGTGGTGGGACAAGAATGTCGGAACGCTGTCGTCCTTGCCGGCCGCGGTTTATCTCGGAAGCGACGGACAGGGAGCAGATCCATACTGGGAAACGCGGCATGCCAACAAGGCTCTCGGCTATTCCGGAACCGCAACTGTCGTGGCCAACAATTTCGCGATGGGCGACACAGCCACCCTTCCGAATTTCTCCTTCGAGGTGGAGGGCTTGCTGTCGCTGAGTGGAACCAACGGATTTGACGCGAATCCCGCCGCGATCATCTCCGACTTTCTCACCAATCCTCGTTACGGAGCCGCTTTCCCAATCGCTAATCTGGCTGACCTCAGCCTCTATTCAGTCTATTGCCAAGCTCTCGGCCTCGTGTTGTCGCCGTTGCTGGACACGCAGCAAGAAGCGCAACAACACCTCGGCGATATCGTGAAGCTTACCAACAGCGCCATTGTGTGGTCAGGCGGACTGTTGAAGATCATCCCCTATGGCGATCAGCCGGTCACTGGCAACGGCGCTGTCTACGCGCCAGATGTGACCCCGCTTTACAGCCTCGACGAGGATGATTTCATCGTTCAGGAATCCAGTGTCGGGGGTAGTTCGGGAGTGTCGCCCGGCGGTCCGGCGTTACGGTCGGGTTCGGGTCCGATCACCGGCGGGTTCGGCGACGATCCAGTGCGTGTCATGCGGTCGACGCCTGCCGACGCCAACAACTCGATCCAATTGGAATGTCTCGACCGATCCAATAATTACAGTACGGCGATAGTCGAAGCGTTCGATCAGGCGGCGATCGATCTTTACGGCGTGCGCCGCGAGAGCTCACTGAAGGCGCGGGCGATTGTCGACCCCATCAATGTCGGCCCTATTGTGGCGCAGCTTCTATTGCAGCGCGCGTTGCTGTTCCGCAATACTTATCAATTCAAGTTGGGCTGGAAATATTGCCTGCTCGAACCGATGGACCTCGTGCAAATCACCGATTCCCGGCTCGGCCTTTCAGCGCTGACCGTGCGCATTACGGCGGTAGAGGAAGACGAGGAAGGTACGCTTTCGATCACGGCGGAGGATTTTTTCGGCGGCTATTCCACCGCGGTGCTCTATCCGAAGCAGTCGGGCGCCGGCTATGTCCCGAATTGGAATTCGCCTCCGGGTGATGTCAATCCGCCGATTGTTTTCGAGCCCCCGGCCGCACTGCTGACCGCGGGGCCGCAAATTTGGGTTGCGCTTTCTGGCGGTACCAATTGGGGTGGAGCTCAGGTCTGGATCTCCAGTGATGGCAACTCGTATGCCCTCGCCGGAACTGTGAACTCGTCGGCGGTGCAAGGGGTATTGACGGCCGACCTGCCGCCGCATTCCTCGCCTGATGCCACCAACACCCTCTCAGTAGATCTAACCGAAAGCCGGGGTCAGCTCGTCTCGGTCTCTACCACCGATGCTGCCAATCTCGTCACCCTTTGCTACCTCGGTGGTGAGCTTCTCGCCTACCAAACTGCGACGCTCACCGCGGCCCGTAAGTATGCGCTGAGCACCCTTTATCGCGGTGTTTACGGCAGCGCGATAACCGATCACCCATCGGGAACCTTGTTCGCGAGGCTCGATGGACCCATTGGCCGGTTCTCCTATCCGAATACCCTGATCGGTCAAACGATCTATTTGAAATTCGCGTCGATGAATATTGTCGGCGGCGGATTACAGAGCTTAAACTCACTTCCTGCATATACATACGACGTCAAAGGAACCGGGCAAGCCTCCTCGACAATCGTGAGCGGCTCGTTCAGCGGTAGGCCGACGGCGAGCCTCGTACTCCAAAGTTATGTATTCGCCGCTTCGGCAACTGTTCCGGCCGGGTTTTCCGGCAGCCGCGCCACCGCTGCGACAGCTGCAACCGCGTCAACGACGTTCAGTGTTCAGAAGAACGGCGCGAACGTGGGGACAATGGTTTTTGCTCCATCGGCTGCCGCGGCCACATTCACGATGAACTCAGCGGCTTTATTCAACGCCGGCGACGTGCTGACCCTGGTCGCACCCCCCGTGCCCGACGCGACGCTGGCAAATCTCGCATGGACCATCATAGGAATTCCGCAATGAAGCTCGAATCCTGGCACAGCACCGAAGACAAACGACGTTGGAAAATCGTACGTACCGACGACTATACGGACGTGGCAGGGGAGATCATAACGGCTGACGAGGCTACCGGTGAATGCTGCATTCAAGTCGGCGGCGAAACCAAAACGCTGAGCTTCGGTCCTCGCGGGATCAGGATCGTCGGTAGGCGAAGATGAATGAGGCAAAATCACACCAAATCAAAACGGAAGCCGCCACGGAGACGGATGTCGAGCCGCCAAAGACGCCGAGAATCCGATTTAATCCCGAAATAAATCTCGGGCACATCCTGCAGATCATTGCGCTGACCGGTGCGGTGATAACCGGATATGTCAGCCTTCAGAGCGACATGGCTTCGATGCGCGCCGAATACCGAGTCGCTATGGCAGGATTTGAATCTCGGCTTACGGTAGGTGAGCACGCTATGGTCGAGCGCCGTCAGGAGGATCGTGAATTTGCAGCCGAAATGCGCGCCGCAGTGGTGGAGATTCAAAAGGGACTCAATCATCTGCAGCTACAGCTCGTCGAACGCGCAAAGGCACGATGATCCCCGTGTGGTGCTTGGCGATCGTCTTCCTGCTGCTCGGCTGCGGTTCACCGCCAACCCATCAATCCACGTTCGTGGCCGCGCCTGCTCCGCGGCGACAGGAAGCCCCGATAGAGCCGCCAAGGACAGAAACAAAACAAGATGCCGCTGCTGTGCGGCCTGATAAGGCTGACATTCAATCGGCGATACATGCCTCTGATGAGGCGCGCGAGCTTCTCGATCGGCGGCGTTATATCCTGGACGCCGGATCCGACAAGGAGAAGGTACACTGACCATGCCGACGCAATACAGAGCTTGGTTGCCGGGGACTACGGCCAGACGGCGCGTCAGGTCATTGCCCAATATCCGTGGCAAATCTGACCCTCCCGCAGACCGGCCCCGACAGAAGTTTTATGCGCCGGGATGCTCGATCTTCGGGACTGCTACGCTTAGTTACTGCCGATTTGGGGCGCCGCTCGCTCACCGGCAGATCGCCGTAGCGGATAACGAGGCCCCAGTTAACGCCGCCAAAGGCATCGCCGATCCGACCTGTCATTACAAATGGCTGTCGGCGCAGAATTCGTCGCTTGCCTCGACGTCCTGCTGA